TTGTGGCATTTTCATACTACCACCACCACCTCTACCCTTAAGAGATAAATTCTTTAATTTAGTTTTCTTTTGTTTTTTTAATTTTTTTTCAAACATATTTCTTTCATGCTGATGAGACTGAGCATTTTCTAATATTTTCATTCTTTTAACTTGATCCTGTGTTGTTCTTTCAGGAAAAGCAAAAGCAGAATTGTAAATTTTTAAAATATGTTTATCCATTGCAGCCATAATACTTTTAGGATTTTTATCCTTAAATACACTTTTAGGAAACTGACTAGACATTATGTATATCCCCCACCCTTTGCCTTATATTGTTTAGCAAGCAACTGCGCCTTTCGAGCAGACCACTGACCAGCAGCCGTACCTTGAACAGCCCTAGCTTTAATACGCTTAAACAAAGTCTTCCTCATGTTTGGCTTCGTATAGTTACCTGCTGCATTAACTGCCATTATGGAAACCTTTTTTCTGGATCAGGAAACTTCTCTACCTTTTTTAAAAGCATTTCTAACTCTTCTTCTTTCTGCCTTCGAAGCTTCTGAAGCTCTGACATTTCTTGATTAGTTTTAGGAGATCCACCTTCCTTAAAACTAAAACCACGTCCTATATACTGACCTAATATTCTAAGATTGTCGCGTTTACTACTTGCTCTGAAATCACGACCATTTAATTCTCTTTGAAGAACTTCAATTCTATTTTGTATTTCTTCAAGCCCTTCTTCTCTAGTCTTTGGGCGCAGTAAAGATTTTTTTGGTTTCTGCGCCATTACTTTTTTACCCCTATACCTCGACGCTGTAAAATTGAAAATAATTCGTTTCTACCTTTTCTTTTTACTCCGTAATCTACTCTTTGATCAGCAAAGTCATTTAAATCTTCTAACAATTTATCAAATTGATCCATTGAAATTGTTTTAGTAATTAATAGGGATTTTTTTTTAGCCATTTAAGTTCCAACTTTCTTTTGAGCTAACTTATGAGCTTGTCCAAACGTAGAACCTTTAAGCATCGCTTGCCTCATAGCATTCATATGTTTGGGAGTGTGATGTTTAGCATGACGCTTCATAGTCGCTTCTTGACGATCTGTTAATTTTAACAGAGTCTTTCTTTTTTTAGCCATATTAATAAGAACCGCCAGAAGAACCACTAGACTTAGCTTTTAATATTTTTCTTTTCAAAGCTGGCGGTAATGACTTTTGTTTACCTTTTAACATAGGCTTCTTCTTCTTAGATGGCCTACCAACTTGTGATCCATATGTCCCTTTACCCATTGGCATTATGCTGTACTCCTCTGTTTCTTAGCTTTGTTTCTTCGGCTTATCGCCCTTGCCTTTGCCTTTGCGTCCGCTTTGCTTGATGCTCCCCACGCTCTTAAGCTGAGAAGAAGACGGGTTGGTTTTCCCTTCTCGTCCTTTTCGGGACCGCTTGCTCCCCCCATCCTTGCTAGAAAGCTTGCCCTTCGAGGATTGTCGCCGCTCTTTACTGGTGGCTTTAAGTTTGACCCCTGCGCTCTTGCGCTTGCTCGACCCCTTGCGTTCAATCCCCCCTTCGGGTTCTGACCCTCTTTCCTCTGCCAAGCTGGAGTCTTTGCCATTCCATAACCTCTTTATCCATCTAAACATAATCGACCCTTACATGAAAAAAATATTATTTCAAACGCACAAAATACTCTGTGGAAAAAAAATGAGAGTGAACGATCCCTAGCCGCAACATTATTAGGGTTTTTGGGGGCATAGGGGTTATAGATGGATGTGTACATATGCGACAGGGTAATGAGTGGTCATTGATCAGGCGTTAGCCTAAATCAATGGACACCTTGATGTCACCAGCGATCTGTACCTGTGATCGATCTATGGGTTTATACCCTGCTCGATCGAGTATGTCCTTGCTGGCTTCCAGCTGCACATACTCACTCTTCGCGCCTGTAGCTAACCGCATAACCCTTGCAGCCGCAACTGTAGCATTCATACCTAACTGTTCACTCACCCTTCTCATCATATATTGCTGTACATGCGGTTGGCGTAAGGCTTTGAAAGCACTGACTCTTCCTGAGTCACCGCTTGCATAGCCAGCATCCTTTGCGGCTTGAGTGACCGAACAACCAGAGGCTACAAGTGTATCCACAAGAGCCTCTTGTTTTGGTGTCAATTTTCTATTTAGAATATCATTCATTGTACTACCTTGTAAGCCCCCCCTATAGATCCCCCCCAGAAAGCACCAAAACAAAAGGTCTTGTCAATCCCTAACATAGCGTCACTCTGGTTGTGACGTGGCGTCACTCAAGGGTTCGACTGGTTGACACGTTGTTACCGTCGCATTTGCGAATCAGGACTCTACCTTCCTGTTTCCTACAGCTATGGCTGATAGGAAAGGCAGAAGGTAGGTCTACCCATTGCCATGCAATGGCAGATTCGCAAAGCAACACGGGGGTTGCGCCTTGTGATTGAGTAATGACCATTTGGCCGTAGGCCAAGGGGTCGGCTGCCGCTCCCGCTTTTGGCAGCCTAAATTGCCAATACATTGTCTCGCCTGATTCGTGATCGAAGATCACTGGCGAGGCATGGTCGAGGCAATTTACCCCAGTCAGCTTCGCGTAAGTAAATCAGCGGAAACAAGATCGACAGGGTGAGTTTGACAGGGCGAGCATACTCGCGTCTGTCAAGCTCACGTCAGTCGATCTCAGATATCAAAGACCACGACAGTCATTCGGACTTGGCACAAGCGGTAGTGTGTCACGCAAGAGCGTGACGCATTATCGTGTTCCGTGTGCCAAGTGGCTCTGACTGTCTGTCCCAGAGGGTTGGTGACGTCACGTCATACCAGATGACGTGCATCACCAAGTCAATGATATCTGAGTTTCCTAATGATGAACTGTAGGTGTTCAATAAATCATAAGGAGATATACATATGAACAATAAACTTTGTTACGAATTTGTCTATGTTTACAAAATGTTGTTGGAAACAGACAAAAAGGATAAACCGCTACCAATCACAGGCAAAAGTCAAGTCGCGAGGACTTGACTTGTGCCTTTTAGTG